AATGATCCAAACATCACGAGCGCGGTTGTTACGACTAGGGATAAACGAAACGCTGCCCCAAGGAGTCATATACACGTTAAGCAAAGAAGATACTTCGCCAGTTGCGCCTGTGCTACGCTGGTTGTTGTTACCTACAAAGCCAAGAGCCTTGTTCATCTGGAAGGATGATAGGTAAACAGAATCAGGCTTGCCGCCTTCTGCCCAAATGGTCTGCATAGCAAGATCAAAGTCTGCTTGAGAGAACACAGTCTGAGTACCGTCAGTACGCACAGTAGCGCCTGCAACTGTACCAGTTGGGTTTGCACCGCCAGTACCGATGTTAGTTACGTTGGTCTTAACAAAAGCGCCTAAGCCGCCCAATACGCGAGCTGTGGTAGAGTTACCAGCAACACGAGCCTTGTTAGCAAACAAAGACATTTCCATGTCTAGCTTCTGCTCTTGGCCTACTTTAACAATCTCGTAAGACATAAGCTTACCACGACCAGCTAAATCCAAAGAACCGTCAGTACCAGAGGTAGAAACAGCGTTCTTAAAGATCTGGGTGTAGTTACCCAAGCGAGCGGTAGAAGCACGAGCTTCAGCAACAGTGTCATCGCCTTCAACGTGAGCGTTAGTGTCAACAGCAGCACGTAAAGCATCAGTCTGCCATTCATGCAAAGTGTTGGTGGCCTTAACTTTAGCAATAGAGCTAAGTAAAGGAGTTTCTTCTGGTGAAACGTTATAAATTACGTTTGATAAGTCTTCGCGGATACCAGTAGTATCATACGAATCTACAGTGTTTGTTGGTTGTGCCATGATATATACTTCCTAAATGATTAAAATTTAACTAAACAATAATGCGGCTGCATCTGCCATGCTGCCCGAACTTTTCAACTTTGACATGCGCTTCGCTTGCTGTTTGCTAGCAGAGTCAGGTTGCTTCTTTGCACCAGCTTTAATCAATGGTCTAGCTTTCTTGAGCTTGGATTCTACCGTACCCTTTCCAACCATCATCTGATCGTAAAGCATCGCTTTGTGTAACACTTTCATAGCTCTGTGATCAACAATGCTACTCATTTCATCAGAGGTATAACCTTCGTTAATACCTTGCTTTAGTAGCCGTTCCTTCATCTTAGGCGCTTTCTCTGCGTCACCGAATTCTGGTATAGCTCTCGTAAGCTCTGACAATTGCTCCTGCAAGTTGGCTTGCTGTGCCTGTCCTTGCGCTTGCTGTGCTGCTTGATGCTGCTGCTGTAATGTATGCCGCTGGGCTTGATACGCTCCCATGTCCTCTCTATACGCTGCTTCAGCTTCGATGTAGCCCAATGGGTCATCCGCTAAAAGCTCACGCGTAGGTGGAACTGGTTGCGCCAATACGCCCTGCCGCCCTATCTCTTGCATAAGCTGGTTAAGCTGCTCTCGCTGCTGATTAAGCCCGTTATAGGCATCCTCTGCTTGCTTTCGCTGCTCTGCCGCTTGCTTCATGCCTTTTTGAATATACGCTTGGCCTGAATAGTCTCGCTTTAGATCATCTAGGGTTACTGATACGTCCTGTCCATCAACTTTAATGGAGAATTTTTCAGGCCCACTTTGATCGGCTTGCTCTTCTTCCGATGCTTCATATTCTTCACCGTCATCTTCTTCATACTCTGGCTCATCACCATCATCTGATTCTTCAATGTCGGCTTCCTCTACTTCAGCCTCTTCTTCTTCAACCTCTTCAACTTCTGATTCGATTGTTTCCACTTCGGCTGTCTCTGACTCCACTGGAGCCATCAACGCTTCAACTGCGTCATTGACGCTTTGGTTAGTCGCTTCCACGGTGCTATCCTTTATTTGCTGCGTTTGTCGTGCATGACCTCGTTAGTAATTACACCTCTAAGAACACGCTCGAACTCGTTTAATGCCCGCGTCATCGCATGAGCATCCTCTCTGGCTTCTGTATCAGATTTACCAGATTTTAAGAACTTTTTCACTTGTTCTGCCCTGATTATATCAAATACTTCATTAAAAGTATCATCTTTGAGCAAATATTCAGCTTGTGCGCGTCTGATCATTACATACCCTCAATACGTGGCATGGCTTGCATGGCCCTTACACGCTCAACATCAACCGCTGATCCGTACTGGCCTAGTATCTTAGCTGCCTCAATCAATAGATCTTGGTTCATCTTGTCACGGCTAAGGTCATCGCCTGCCTTCAGTTCACGGTATTTAAGCTGCAGTGCTTGTAGCTCACGGCCTTGATCAGATTGCATCTCAGCAGCTTTAACCTGCATATCTGCCTGCATCTTAATATTATCGCCTTGCATCTTGCCTTGGATACGCATCTGGTCGCCCTGCATCTTAGCCTGAGCCTTAATCTGCTCTGCTTGAATAAGTGCTTGAGCCATTGGATCGCCTTGCTGACCTTGTGCTTCTGCTGCCTTAGCTGCCTTTGCTGCCATATCAGCCATTAACTGCTGTTCAATCTGTGGAGTCATAGGTGCATAATATCGGTCTGCATTTTTGAACCCACTTATAGCCAAACTATCTGCTAGGGTATTACGCATCTGTGTCATGGTAACTAAGCCGTTTTCAGGGCCATAAGTCTGCCAGATCTGCTGCTGAGTTTGGAAGGTATTCTGTAAGGCCATCGCTTTAACGTCTTCCTTGCCAGTGCCTAAACCTACGTTAATCTCCATATCCATGTCTGAGTTCCAGACGCTAGGATCTACAGGCACGAATTCGCCTGCTATACGCATCATCTGATCCGATGGTGAATTCTTAATGGATACGTCAAGTATTAGCTTAAATAGGGTTTTCATGCCCTCTGCTAAGTTACGTGCCATTACTTCTATCTGTCCAGCACTGGCTTGAGCTGTTAGAGCTGCGCCTGTTGCTGTGGTGTTCTGCAGAGCATCAGCGTTCAAGCCCATGCTCATCTTGCTAATACCAGTCTTCTCTTCTACCAGCATATCTAGATACTGTAACGCGGATAATGTTTGCCCAGCTACAAAAGGAACCATTAAAGGCGCGACAGAACCAATCTCTTCAGATCGAACAACTGCGCCGATTTCGTTATTAAGTACATCATCCATGTTTACTTTATCTTCGACCACCTCAGTTCGAGGATTGTTAACAAGCGCCACGTTATCTAGTATCCCTCTAAGGACGCTAGTGGCTGTATCTTGATCGTTAATAATTAGTTGAGCTAATGAGCGTCCATAGAACGCATGTGGCTCTGGATCTACATGGAAGTCTGCAAATGGTGATACGTCCCACGCCTCATGGTCTAATACTTCATAGTTAGTGCCACCACATATAAACTTGTGCAGCACAGGTACGCCGTCACCTTCTATGTCTACACGCATATAGGCTTCAGTTAACAGAACTAAGCGCGTAGATGGGTCGTTAACAGTGCCATTATCGGTATCAATTGACTCGCCAAATCTTAGCTGCTTTTCTTCATCGTCATCAATATCACTACCTTCAAGGTCATCTACTACGTCTTGATCGTATCCCATAGCGACAAGATCGCCAGCAAATACTTCCGTACTATGCCCGTGAATGTAGGCATCTTTAATGGATTTAGCATTGCTAGATATAAAGAACTCTTCTGGAGGTACACCATCAATAACCAGCTCACCCTCTTCATACTTATGGGTAACAGTCATGCTATGGGTAACAGTTGGCATGTCCATACCAAACTCATCCATGCTCATCTCTACTTCTTGAGCGTGTTCAACAACCTCTACCTCATCATTAGATACAAGAATCTGCATCTCATCATCAGATAGATTTTCATACTTATAGGTTTTAGCAATTGTTTCAGTATTCCACCATACCTTAGCGATACCTACTTTCTTCACTAGCGCATCATGGATAGCGTTATTTAGAACTTTGTAGCCACCAACCTTATTGAATACCCAGTGAGCATACACAGTAGCTTGTTCTGCACCCTGTACATCTTCTGGGCCTTTAGGTGTGAACTCCACAAACTTATCATTTGATAGGAAGATACGCATTAAGCTAGGCTTTGCACCACGTACAATATCACGTACTTTAGTAGACACTACTTTAGAGCGTCCGTCTTCATGCTCTAAGTCTACGCCGCCATCAAAGTATTTCTGCGCTCTGATCTGCTGTGGTGCTATCTGGCTATCTATGTAGTCAACGGCAGACTGTATAGCCGACTTGATTGCGCCTTGAATTTCTTCTTCATCCATACCTTTGGATTTTACATCATCAGTGTCTTTAGCTTCGTACATTCTATTTCCCGTTAACCTGTGATTGTCCAATCTCTGAACCTACTGCTATTGTAGCAAATCCTGAGTTAGTAAGCAGTATATCACTAACCGCTTTAAGTTCTGTATCGCTTACTTGCTGGCCTCTGGACGCTCTAGTTATTACTTTAAGAGCAGTCCTAGCATCTTTACCCTTAATCTGGGTTAATGCCCTAGCTATATCAGTAAAAATCTCTTGCTTTGCAGCAACACTGAGAGCATCAGTTTCACCTGTAATACCTTGAGTTAGTTTCTGCGTAGCCTTTGCTGGCTCAAGTCTCAGTAAGTGAGATATAGCACCAATGTCGGTTAGTTCAGTAACCTGCTTCTCTGCAACCTGTCGTGTGAATGTTTTAGAGTTAATGGCAGTAGCTGCACGTAAAGATAGAGACATTTGCGCCCGATCTAAATCCTTAAATAACTGCTTTGCATCCTTACCCAATACCAAGCTCATCTTGTCACGAGCGTTCTTAGAGGATAGCTGATTGAACACTGTACGCAACGCGTTTATGTCAATGTCAGGTGACGCTATGGTCGCCTTAGCATTACCTATAAGGTCATTAACAGCACTACGAATACCTAACTTAGTGTATTGCTTATCTGTAGCGTCAGCGCCCTTTAAGGCAATCGCTACCTGTCTAGGCGTTAGCTTAGGGCTTAACATACCTAAACCAAGCTCTAGCGCATTATCCAAGCTAATCTTGTCACCACCAGCCGCAACAGCTCTTGCGTAATCTGGCGAAGCATTCTTTAAGCTGTCAGATACTTGGCGATACCACTGAACAGCATCTAAAGCGTCTGCTGTAGGTCTACCAAAGCTATCCACTTCTTTAAATGCCACCGCACCAATAGCCTGCTTTATTTGATCCAGTTGGCGTAGGTTTGGCATCTCTAAAAATGTAATACTTCCATCGTCAGCAATATTAGCCATAATCTGCTGTGGAGATGGTTGACCTGACTTTAAAGCGTCAAGCCTCATTTGATCGTTAGCTTTCTCTATAGCCTTGCCCTTAAATCTTAACGGTATAGCATCAAATACAGCCTCTACCTGCATTCCTGCCTGAGAGCTATAATCTATAGGGTTTGCATAAGCTGCTGTATATGCTGCTTGTCTAGCTGGCCTAGTAGATGCTGCAATACCTTCTGCAAGGTCATTAGCGCCACCAGTAACTCCATCGAACTTAGGTAGAGCGCCTAACGTATCATCCATTACACCAGATAACTGTGCGCCTTGCCTAGATACTCGACCTGCAATCTCTTCTGAGCCTATCTGGGAAGCTTTGCCACCCGTAGCTTGTGCTGCGTCAAGTAAGGCTTGTGCTGCTACACCTGAGTCGGCAAGCATACCCTCTTCACCAGCATTGAATATGTTTTGAAGCGCAACCTTAAAGTCGCCACCAGCATCACGGAATGTATTGCCAATAACCTGAGCCGCTGGTACTGAGATGTTTAATGACTTAGCTATAACTTCTGGCCCGTAGTTCCTGAATGATGATTTTAAGTTTTCATAGCCTTTGATAACCGCTGGAGGCAATAGACCGCCAAGTGTGCCACCGATAGCACCTAAAGCACCACCTTCTGCAGCACCTTCTAATCTACCACCTTCACCACCTCGACCAGCGCCACTTGTAGCGCCCTCTACTAATCCAAACAATCCACCTGCACCAGACACTGCTGCAATCTTCTGGAATGTTGGAAGCTTAGATAGCCAACTAACAAACCCTACTGGTGCTGCCAATGGTGCTGCGATAACAGAAGGAACTAACGCGCCACTAACTTGTAGCGCCGTACTCTCTACTGGATCTTGGCTTTGCTTGGCCTCTGATAAAGCTTTAGTCTTTGCCTCAAGCTCTGGTGATACTGCGCCAGCCATGTCCTGTATCCATCCACCAACAAAGGGAGCACCCTCTGCCGCTTTTAAGGCTCTAGCAGTCATTGGTGCTTGCTGTAGGTAGTCTTGCTCCTTTAGGTTCTGCATCCACTCTGCTGACGGTACTTTACTAGCTTCAGGAGCGCCATAGCGTTTAGCCATAACTGACTTAATAACAGATTGATCCGTACCCTCTGGGAACTCAATATTTACATTATCTGGGCCAGTAACTACTATCATTTTAATTCGCCTGTAACTGGATCGTAAGTTAAAGTAGTATTCTGACCAGACTGATTTAAAGCAGCAGCGCCAGCGCCAGAGGTAATCCGTAAAGCATTAGCAGACGTTTCTCTGTTTCTTCGCTTCTGATCTATAACTTCTGGCTTGTCACCAACTTGAGGGAAATACTGTTTCTCAGCATTAACAAATTCATCCTTACCTATAGCAGCACCAGACTCTTGGCGCAATATCGCGTTAATGAAGTCACGCTTTGCTTGCTCAAACTGCTGATACTCAGACGATTGTGCAAAGTTTCCAGCGCCAAACGGTATATTACCAATTAACCTAGCGCCTATCTCAGTACCTTGCTGCTCTAATCCACTAAGCAAAGCATTAGCTTTATTTGCTCGGTCATAGAACCCAGTTGCTTTACCTTGAGATTCAGTAAGCTTTGGTGTTGAAGCGCCGCCCTGAGTCATCACTACAGAGCCATCAGCACCTACAGATAAAGACATGCCTTTATTGGCTCCACCTTGGATCATAAACTGTTGATACTCTGGAGTGCCTTCAGTTAAGCCAGCAGCAGATGCTCGCGCTTTTAGAGTTTGGAATGCAGTAGTATCACCGCCTGAGCTATCTTGACTTGTAAATAAAACATTACCTTCCATATCAACTAAAGACTTACCCACAACCTTAACGTCAGCTCCTTTTCTAGCAGCCGTAATAGCATCATTAGGAGATATAATCCCAGCCTGCAAAGCTTGAGTTAGCATAGGGAACTTAGCGCCAAGAATCTTGATAGCCATAGCAGATTGTGAGGCTAGCTTATCACTAGCAGAAGTAGCTGCACGAGTCTTTTGAATGCCTTCCAAGCGACCTTGAATACTATCCTGCAATCCTACATTTGGGTTTGTAGTCATGCCACCTAAGCCCTGAGCAAGCCGAAGCCTGCGCTCTACGCTGTCTGGGTCTTTGCTGGTTATAAAGTCCAATATTCCTGCCATAATAACCTCTTAAAGTGCGCCAAGACCTAGCGATAAATAATCAAATAATCCAGCGTTTTTCTCTGTAGAAGTGCTACCCACTGCTGGAGCGCCGCCTACCGCCTGTAGAAGATACTGCAGAGACTGAGCTGGTGCGCCTGTATAACCTGCATACTGACCTTTAGATTCGTTGATCAACTGCTGCTGCAATGCTTGTTGCATAGCGCCCTGCTGATCCATGCGGTTCTGAACATCCTGCCCCATACCAAAGCCTAGGTTAGACAAGTTACCTAGCTGTGAGCCTGCCTGTAGGCGCTGCTGTGAACCTTGTAGACCTGCCTGTTGATTCTGCATACTAGCTTGGCGAGCCATATCTTGAGCGTTCTGATAACCTGTCTGGCGCAAGCCTGAAGCTGTACGTGCTGACTGATCTGCATAAGCTCGGTTAGTCTCTGCCTCTGCAATGCCGTGGCGTGAACCACCAAACGCATTAGCTGCACCTGCTTGTGCGCCGCCAACATTCTGCTGCATCTGTCGCGCTCGTTCAATATCAGATAGAGACTGATTAACAACCTGATTTTCATACGGGTTCGTGTATTG